CATCTGCAATAATACCTTTAATGTTATCAGGTTGTGCAGACAAATCACAAAGTGTTACGTTACGAGTATAATCATCTAATACTCTATGTTCATCACCATTATGATCTACCCAACGTTGCAACATCAAGTTATTCCAGTTATAGCCTTTGCTGTCTTTGTCAGCAAACGCCTCTTGTAAGCCTACCTTGTTCTTTGTACCTTTTACTCTTACACCTGGATATGCACTGAACACATTATCACTTGTGTCACCACGCATACACTTTTCAAACAATAACCACTGCGGGTTAGGTGCAGGACGTTCTTGTTTAGTTTTCTTATCTATAACACGATTACCTTTCTTATCAAAGTAACCTTCATGTGTAATAGTCACGTCTTGAATACCATTGTATTGTTTTACGTTAGGTGCAATTAGTTGTGCAAAGTCGCCATCAGTTGAAACAATAACATGATTGTCATTAGGGTGTGCTTGTACCCAACCTGCAATCAAGTCATCTGCTTCAAGTTCAGGATGTTGCAGTACAGAACAATTAGTTTTATTACCTACGAAATCTTTGAACTCGTCAAACATTTCCCAGAACACTTCATCTTCTTCTTGTTGTTGTGGAGTAGCCGCCGCTCTTGCATCACTTCTATTTCGCTTGTACGGCTCATAAAAGTCTTTACGCCAACTACGACCTTCTAAACAAAATACAACATGACTGCCGTCAAAGTCCTGCCAAGCCTTTCTTACACCAGCAAGTGTAATATGAAAAGCCATACCAACTTTATCTGTAAGGTTACCACGAATTACGTGTCTTGCACGAAAAAATGTGTTAGCAGTATCGACGAGTATGTATGTCATTAAGTTGTCCTCTTGTAATAAATTATAATAATATTATACTACTTTTTATTACTGTTGTCAACCTGTTTATTTGCTTCTGCTTGTGCTTTATACTTTTCTTGTATTTTGGTTAGCACTTCTTTGTTCATAAATGGAATAGCATTCATTTCTTCGTGATTGAATGATCCAGTTAATCTTAAATCAAATGCTACACTAACTCTTGGATCTGCTGAATCATGCTCTCCAGTGTAGTGTTGTGTACTACTTGGAAACATTACACAGCCACCTTTTTTATTTGGTAAGCCAAGTTTTGATTCAGGATCATAACAACTTCTGTAGAATGTTGCAGTTGAATAATCTTCCAAATGCATATTACCACTCAAATAAGAATCTGGTTGAGCACCATGTGAGTGCGGAGCCATTGATTCACCTTGTTTAAGAATGTTTGCCCAACATACAATCTGCAAGTCTTTAAGTTCAAGTTGTGCAGTTTGCACATACTCAATATATGAATATCTTAAAAACGTTAGCAATTCATTAAATGCAGGATCGTCCTGTGAAAGTAAATTGTACTTTCCAAAACGTGTTGTAATATGATCTTTGCCAAGACCTGTACCACCTGTGTTAGTGTATTCGTAATCTAAGATAGTTTTCTCATTATCAATTATCCATTTTTTAATAGCATCTACATGCTCATGGTCAGTCCAATTTGTTAACCAAAGAGGAATATTCCAACTTGGTGCAAACTCCGTTAATGGATGAAAACTTTTAATTCTTACAATACTCATTTTACACTCCTTTTTTGACTTTCAAAATTATTAACAAAAACTCTTATTAGTCTTGATATATCGACTTCTTCTTTTTTAAGTGTTCTTGGATTTTTGAAACTTACTTTACAATCGTTTACCTTTGCATAACTCATATTCTTTTCATCTATGACAATGGCGTCATCTGTATTCTTACGCCAATCATGTGAACTATAACCTAATACATCAGTACTCATTACTTAATTTTCTTTCCGATATGACACATTTCTTTTAGTATCATTCTTAAATTTCTTGCAATTTTATATAGAAAAAATACTCCAGCAATCATTATTGCGGTATCTAAATATTCAATTATCATTTTACCTCCGATTTATCTTCGCTTATTTTTGTTGTGTTTATATAACCTGCACCTCTTGTAGTGTCCATGCCTTCTTCAGCAAGTACATTCCTTGCAAGATCCTTAAACCACAGGTCAACAATCTCTTCATTTGATTCTCCTTTATAACCAGCATCAAGCAGTTGCTCAATAAACTCGTTATTCCAATCAAGTTCAAAGAAACCATTTCTAATATTATCTTTGTTTACTTGTGTATCAAGTACGCCAACCCAAGGTTTCTTAGCCTTAGTTGCCGCTTCTTTTTCTTTTAACATAAGATCTCTATGCGACATCTCTCCTTTTGGGGTCTTTTTCATACCCAACATATCTTTCATTTTATCTAACATATTACCATCCTGCCTTTCTTATAGCATCTTCGTCAAGTTGCTTGTTTTTAGGTTTCTCTTTTTTCTCTGCCTCTTTACGTATTTTATGCATATCGGAATATGGATACATGGAGTCTGAGTGTAAGTGTATCTCACCATCATCTTTCCATACTTCCTTCTTCCTAAACAATTTCTTAAAAAAGTCAAACATATTAAGTACCTATTGCATTTCCAAATAGATAAACGTGTACTCTTGCCGCCACATTGTAACCTCTTTGAAAAGCCATCTTAGCAACATCACCTGCCGTTGCAGTTTGTTCTTCTTCTCTGGCTCCTACAGGCATAACCCATACAGGCCATTCAACGCCTTCTGCTCTAAATTTCTCTATAACAGAATCCATTTCATCCCATTGTCTTTGTTCAGAACCAACAACAAACTTTAATTGTCCTGCTTTAGATAGTTCTGCATATTCGCCAACTACTTCTGGAATAATTGCTTTCTTAGATTGCTCACCACTAACTGTAAACAATTTAGGACTACAACTAAAGAATACTTCTTCGTCAATTCTGTTTACCCAATCCTTAAAGTTATCTCTAAGTTTTTGTGTACCGTTTGTTTCAAACGTCATTGAACTTGGCAAGTTACCTTGTCTTTCAAGTTCTTCATATATTCCAACACTTGCCGCCTGTCCTGTAACCATTAAAGGTTCACCACCAGTAAAACATAAGTGTTGTCTTTGTTTACTCATAGGGTGAAGAAACAATCCTTCAGGATTACTTTCTGTTCTTAATATATCAACAATCTTATTTGCTAATACAGTAGGAGTTTCTTGCCCCATTAAGTGTTTGTACTTCTTTGCCCAAGTATAAGAAGAGTCACAACCTTTTTCCCATACAGGTAAGTCTTCAACTCTCTTTACTTGGCTTACGTCATAATCCAGGAACGGCAGGTCGTAAGTATCCGGATTAGTTGGATCTATTTGACCAAAGCCGCTACACTGCAAGTTACACAAGAAGAATCTAATCCAAGCAGTCGGAACACCTGTATAGTGTCCTTCACCTTGAATGGAGTGAAATATTTCACTGTAGTAATACTTCTTCTCAGTTGTCATTTGAGCCTCCTAACAAGCAAACTGTTGTTGCAGTTTAACATTGTCAATAAACTCTTTTTTAGTTGCTGGATCGTCTTTAAATGCACCACGTAATACAGTAGTCTGTGTTAAAGAACTATGTGCTTTAATACCTCTGTTCTCACAACAACCATGTGTTGCTTGTACATAAACACCAACGTGTTCACTACCTGTTTCTTTTTGTATTGCATTTGCAATCATAACATTAAGTTCTTCTTGCAATGTTCCACGTGTTGCACACCATTGTGCGATCCTTGTGTACTTACTAAGACCTAAAAGTTTCGGACCTGCAATGATACCAATGTATGCTACACCTTTAACAGTTTGGTGATGATGCGAACATAAACTTGTAAGTTCACTCCTTACCACGAGCATACCTTCATAACCACCTTCAATGTAGTTTGGAAATGCACTTGGATTTGGCATCTTGTCATAACGTCCAGCCATAATCTCATTAATGTACATTTTGGCCATACGTCTTGCAGTATCCATACTGTTAGGATCTGTTTCTGTATCAATTAACAGTTTTTGCAATACGTTTTCAAAAGCAGGAATTGCCTCTTCGATAAGTGCTTGTTTGTCACCTTCTTCGAGTACTTCGCTAATATTATCATTAGCCCAGTAACGAATACCTTGCTCTTTTAGTTTTGCTTTTATTTCTTCTACTTTACTCATTTACTTCTCCGATGTTAAGGCAGTGGATTGCCTGTCTTAGTTGTATTGTATATTATACGATATATTTAGATTAATGTCAAACACTTTATATATGGATTTAACCAAAGTATTTGTTTAGCATTTCTAAACGATCGTGCGCCTGAGCCATTTTATCCAATTCCTTTTGGATGGTCTCAATAATATCTGAGTGTTCACCAATTCCAACTACCTGTTGCATGTACACTTCAATATTAGCCTTGTGCAAGTCAATCTCTGCTTCTGCATGTTTTCTTGCCGCATCTATCATTACTTGTTTCAACATAAACTTCCTTTCATGTTAGGGATATAATCGTTCGCAATAAGACTATGTGCCTTAATATTAAAATGTTCATCATCTATTACGAAGTCTTGTAATTCACCCTTGGTTAATAAAAACTGTGTTACAGTTTTGTCTGCTACGTCCGCCTGGACATTCCCAATCATATTTAGATCTTTAGGAAGCCACGTGTGGTCGTTTATGGCAAAGATTTTTAACACCGCGTTGTTTTCTTTGCACAATATATTCCAAAGATATACTTCTTTGAAAAACTGTCTTTGATTTACAATCGTCATTAATTCATACCATGCTTTTGTTCTTTGGTATCCTTCTGTTTGTAAATTTGGTTCAATAATATCAAAAGGTTCAAACTCCATACTAATCGTTGCCGGCACTGCATAGTCGCCAGCCATAGAAATTCTACCTCCATCAAAACATTTACGTTCATCGTCCCACATATTAATATTGTAACAATCTATGCGACCTTTTGTTTCTTCTAAGTTCATATGAACATCAAGTGGAATAATGTTTTCGTAATAACAAGGATTACTAAATCCTATTCTAAAACGATTCCAGTATGTCTGTTGTATAATAACTTCATCAATGTCATCATACTTTTTAAATAAAAAAGCAAGACGTTCACTGTAATCATACCAGCCTCTGCCAGGACAAGCAAATATAACTCCGTCCTTGTCTTGACTGCCAATATACATTTCTGCCCAGTTGTTGTCATTCCAACGATCGCGAGTGCCTTCTTTTTGGCTATATGAATAGCCTGCACTATGACTACAACCTATAACGGCAGTTCTCATTATACACAATCTCCTTCAAGGAATAAATCTGGTTGCTTAGGATTACCCATTGTATATTTTTGTTTGTGCGGAATAACACCACGCACTCCTCCTTTAGGATTGTCCATGTCGCCTTTGCGTCTTGGAATTAAATGTACGTGTGGATACATAACAGTTTGTCCTGCTTCTTCGCCAACGTTCTGTCCTACGTTAAAAGCATCACAGTAACCACGTTCAACCCAATCGTAACCCCATTTATATGCCGCTTCCCAACACTTAACAATATCTTGCCAAGACTGTTCTTTCGGTACAAAAAGAAGATGTCCTTCTGTTACTGGATACTTGTCTTTAAAAACTGTAAAGCCTTTAGCATCAAGTAAAACATCTTTCCATGGTGTTTCGTTAAATTGCATTTAGTATTCTCCTACGTTTTCCCAAGGATAAACTAACCAGACGTCTTCCTCGGCTTTGTTAACTTCATGACAACTATAACTCACCTGGCTAAAGTTGCTGGCTAAATTTTCTGTAAGTGTAGCAAATCTTACACTGTTCCCCCATACAGTTTCCCATGTAGGTTCATCTGGCAAACAACCACTTTGCCAATCATTCTTAATCCATTGAAATGTTGCACCAGTATCGTTGATGTCATCTACAATAAGTATTTTTTTTCTTAAACTAATATCCCACCTTGCACCTGCAACCTTAGTTGTTGCACCTGTGGTATCATCATTGTAACCAAATGCATCACTGGCCATCCAAGCGGCACTATCATTAAAGCCACCTTTCTCGCCATCACGTAAACTTACCTTAAGTGCTTCGCAACGTATTCCTGTCATGTTACTAATAATAGTTGCAGGAATATTACCACCTCGTGTAATACCTACAATATAGTCAGGACGCCAATCGTCCTTGTACATCTGATTTATAATACTCTGACACATACGTTCTACGTCAGTCCAAGTATAATAATGCTTTTTAACCATAGTTTCTCCTAATTTGTAATACGTCTTGATTACCTTGTTGAACAATTATTCCAGTACCATTGCCTTTACCTGCCTCAACAAATTTAAGTGCAGGAACAAATCTTGCAGTGTTTCTAAATCCTGTAGCACTATGATTAATGCTACTCTTAAAGAAACAGAACCTGCCCGGTATTGGTGCGATACTTAACACCAATGGATCTGCGTTTCCTTGTACATCTTGAAGTTTATACCCATCAAGATCATCTGTAGTAATATAGAACTTTGTTTCTCCTTTATCATCAGGCTTCCATTCTGTATTGCAATAATAAAGCAATGTCCAATCACAATCATCTTTGTGATAGTATGCATCTTCGCCTGTTGCAAAAAAGTTTAAGTTACTTCTACGGTATTCTAAACCTTCAAGGTCTTTTAGTTTTTCATTAACTACGTTCCATAAAGTTTGCCATGAATGAGTAGGCTCAAAGTCAAAGCATTGTAATCCTGTAGGTGGTTGATCTGGATTGTCTCTCGTACCCCACTTAAACGGAACATCTTGAATATTCTTTTCAAGAGCACCTATGGTATTAGGTGTAAACACATTATCGTATGTTATAATAAGTCCGCCAAAGTAAGATGTTCTATCCAATTTTGTTCTCCCGTTCGTTCAAGTATTCTTCATTATGCACCCATCTGTAACCTGCATTAGCCCAGTCCTTACCTGTTTCACCATATACATAACGTACAAAACCCCATTCCTTTTGTTTACGTCCCATATAGAAAATACTCCAACAAGGTATTTCATTTCCATCTTTGTCTTTAGCAAGTTCTAACCAATGTAAGTCATCTGCTTTTCTAAAACGTAAACTACCAGGACCACGCCATACTTTTGTTGAACCAACGACAGCACCTTCCTGTGAACGTATTGGAATGTGTTCCCAATAGCCACCTTTTATTATAAATGCTCCCCAATCCCAAGGATGATCATGCAATGTAGGTTCATCACTTACAAGAACCTTATGCAATGTAATATTGAAAGGAAAGTTCTTTCTATCTTTCAGAAACAAGTAGTAACGAACAAGATATGGTATCTTGCCTGTTCTATCTGTAATAACTCGGCGTCTTCCGAGCATGTCCATTATTTTAGAAAGGAAGTTCATCTTTATAATCGTCTTTCACTAAATTGTATACTTCTAAAAATTTTTCATATTGTATTTTTAAAGCAGGATATTGTTTAATCATTTCTTGTACTTTGTATTCGCTTGGCCATGTTTCTTCTTTGTACGTGCCTGCAAAATCAGTATTAATTGTTAATGGAGTAGTACCGTCCTGACTATCTAAGTCTGAAATATCAAAAGTGTATGTTGGTGTATCTATGCCGCCACCAACTGTTTCACCACTGTATGTAAGTGTATAATCAGTGCTATCATCGTCCATCATTATCTCCAATAGTTTTATATAATGCTTTTCCTGAAAAGAACTCGCCTTTCAGTTTATTAACTTGTTGTTGTACTTTTAGCAAGTACTTGTCATAGTTCTCAACATAATCTGTAATAAGATTCATTACTTTTTGTTTATGTTTTTTGTAACTATCTAAGTCTTGTGTCCATTCACTTGGATATAAAAACTCTGGCAATGCCATTTCACTGTAACTTAATCTGTCTGGCATCATTGGTAATGCATCTACAAGAGCACCTTCATACCAACTAATACCTAATGTTTCTTGTAAGTTAGCACTAAACACAACCTTTGCTTCACCTAATAAATTATGATATTCATTTTTAGTAAGTTCACGTTCTTGACAAATAACAAATTCGTATTGTGTCATGCTTTCTTTTAAATCTCTAAATATATCAACTTGCTTCTCTGGAGCAATTCTATGCGGAAACAAAATCATGTTTTTCTTTGTCATGCCTTTGTACTGTGCAAAACTATTTGCCAAGTACTCCATAGGCCAACCTACTATGTTTGACTTTGTTAATAGTGTTGGAAAACTTTCTATAAACAGTTTCTTATGAAACTCTGTTGCAAAAAAATTATTATCATAGCATTCATACATACTACGTTCTGCACTTCTACACCAATCAGCATCACCAATCAATCTTCCTAAGAAGTCTTGTGGATCATAACTACCGGCGTGCCACATACCACCTACCTTAATCTTAACACCAAGTAATTCAGCCATATACTTTAATTGTATTACAGTTGGATTCCAAGCATCTGTGTATAGGAAGTAGTCGCCATCTTTAATTTCACCATTAGCAAATAGTCTGCTAATTTCTAACATTTGTTGAGACTTATAATTATTAGTCCCTGCAAAGTTAAGGAATGCCCCAGGCGTTGTAGCCTGAGGCACTTCTCCGCCACTAATAACAACTACCTCAGAATTAGTTGCACGTTTCATTTGCTTTGGAAGATGTTCCTTCCACTGCTTTGTGTAACGTGTATCAACTGCTTCAATATCTACGATGTAAATTGTCATTAGTGTCTCCTTATTTTAGTGCATACTTCTTTTGTAGTGATTTCAACAATAGTCCGTATGCTGGTAGGAATACAATTAAGCCTACTGCAATTTTGAGTACAGTTTGTGATCCTGCAATCTCAACCCAGTTAGCCGCCATGTATTCATCTGCCGAGTTATTAAATGCGACAGCAAAGAACGTATACGTATCAATGATGTTCGCCGCGATAGTAGATACCGCAGGTGCTAACCACCAATTTTTTGTAAACGCTTCTCTAATGTATTGGAATACATATACATCAAGCATTGTACCAATAGCATAAGCCGTTGCCGAAGCAAAACCAATACGCATTGCTACTGATTGTGGTGCTCCTTCTGCAAGTACAACTGCAATGGATCCAATGATTGCCAATGGATATGCCGCCGCGATTGTTGATCTTGCAATATTTTTTCCAAGTAGTCTAACAGTCAAGTCCGTTGCTATTACAACTAATGGAAAAGTAAATGCCGCCCACGTTAGTTTCACACCTGCAATTTCTACAGGAATTGCCACCAACGCATTTGAAACAGTAATCACTACAACGTGTAGTAACACAAGTTTCATCAGCATACTTTTATCTACGTCTTTGAACATTTAAGTCCTCCTATACATCTTCTTTTTATTTGGCTTGTACTTAGGCTTCTTGCCTTGAGTGAACAAAACGTATGTTCTCCAAGCCTCGCTTTTGTTGTTATAAAGATCACGTTCGTCAAAGCGATAAGAACGTCCGTAACCCGTTACCCAAGAAGTCTTTGAACAAAAGTCCTTGAATTTCTCGAGATCAGTGAACACCTGCTCATAGGCTTCACGATTAAATTTGAGTGACATCGCATTTTTCCTCTATCTTGCATACTCAATATGGGCACCGTTTTCTCCATCTTCACTTACGTCAATATGGACTTCACGGCCTGGGTGTTTAGCATTGATCTCTTTATAAAGATCATCTGCCATCATTTCACAACTCTTATAATCTAACTCTAATGTTTTCTCCTCATAAAGTTTTTCTAACCATCTTTTAAATTGTATAAATTCAATGTCTCTGTCATTGTGTGTAACTGTGATTGCTACCTTAAAATGAAAGATGTGTCTGTGTGGATATCCTAAGAAACTAACATCATACTCATCACCTGTTGCAAGTGCTGGATCATCTAATGCCGCCGGATACTTGTGAATACCTTCCTTACGGAAAGTTACCCAAATCATTCGTTTTGCTGTATTCATAATTCTTGCCTTGTTGTCTTTATCTGATTGTTCTTTAATTAACTGATCTGTCATACTCATATTATAAAGCCTTTCGCCTCATTTGTCAATGGTTTTTCTTGATTTATTTTGGTTACCAAGTCATCGAATACGTTCAAAATATAATCTGTTTCGACTTTCTTAGTTTCATAAAAACTACAAAATTTAATTGTAGTTGTCGAGTATTGCCAAATACCGCAGTTATTCAGGAATGCTCGAATTTCGTTTAGTGTCTTTACGTCTCTACCTTTGTCCATTTTACAGTTTAAGAAACTGTTTTTATGTGTTACATCAAAAGTTTCTACCTTTTGTAGTATGTCTGCAAGTTCCACCAAAAATTTTGTAACTTGATTTGTTACGTTAAACATCAATTTATTTTTATCACAGTATTCAAGTGCGGCCACTACCGCAGTTGCTCCTACAGGATCTTGGCTACGTGAGTTGCCAATTGCTATAGGTAATGCCCAACCAGTGTCTGTTGGCTTTGAAATCTTGTCATACATTTCTTTTGAAAGGCAAGTGATTGCAAAAGAACTAAATCCACCTGCAAGTGCTTTACCAAAACAAGCAATGTCAGGTTGTAGATTACGTTCCATGCTATGTGCGAAACTACCAAATCTATACATACCTGTAAATACTTCGTCAGCAATAATTTTATAATCGTATTTGAATTTGCCTTGTTTAATTTTCTTAATAAGGTCATCGGACATTTCATCAACACCGTTAAACCAACTTACAGTATCACACAATACGGCACAAATGTTTCCTTGGTGTTTTTCTAATACAGTTGTAAAGTCCTCATCATAAAAGTCTACATACTCTATATCAGGAAAGTGTTTACTCCAACCTCTGTAATCACTCATTGCCCAACCACTTAAACTTCCGCTATGGAAACTACCTTTACGTACAAGTACCTTGTTTTTCTTTTTGTTACTGTAGTATTGAAAACAAAATTTTAGTGCATTGTCTGTTGCATCACTTCCGCTATGTGCTGGAATAAATGCAAAATAATCTGGAAGTTTCTTTTGTAATATATCTTCTAACTTTGTCCATATCTCAGGTTTAGCATTCCAATCGTTGCTTGGCCAAACTCTATGTGCATGAGCAATATGATATTGTATGTATTCGTTGTTAAAGCCTAATACGTTGCAACCTTTACCTGCACTAATGTCATAGTAGTTCTTTCCTTCCGAATCAATAAACCTTCCGTTAAAACTCGTAACAGTAGGCATTGTGTCAGTTGGATCACAAAAACTATGCAGTAGTTTCATTTAGTCCTCCGAAGGGCTATCGTCGCCGTACTTTGACCAGTCTGTGAATTTATCTCTTTGTAGTAGCGGGTGAACGTTGTGTACCCATACACCTGGATTAGAATGATCAAAATCAGCATCGTCAATCTTAATACAAGCATTGTAGTTAAGTTGGTTTACGTATGGTAGTTTAACACTAATCATACTAATAAAATTATGTCTTTCGTTATATCCTGTTTCAAGTACCCAGTCATGATATTTTACGTCATAGTCAAGTGTTACAAGATACTTCTTGTCAAGCAATCCAAACACAAGATCGTCCCAACTTTCTTTAGGAACAAAACTGTGATTAGCACCTAAGTAAATATGATCTACTACGTGCTTCTTTGCTTGTGCTAATACATCTTCTAATGGTTGACAACCTGTAACAAATAATGTGTCCATACCTTCAGCAGGAGTTTTTTCAACTTCATAACCTGTAAAGTAGATTACATCATCTTTTACACCATCTGCATATTGTCTTTCCATATTATTCCTCTGTAAATAAATTGCCAAACTGTGTTTGTGCGTTTACTGTTTTCTTTCCTGTTGCACCACGTGTTCCAATAATTGACATCCAGAACTTACTATAATGTTCAATTACTGCGTTTGCTTCATCTCTTTTGTCTGTTGCAAATATTGCCTCCACAACATCTCTAAAAAATAACCTGTCGAACCGTTCCTCCACAAGCATGTTCGGAATGATTCCATTGTCGTATTGTCTGTTTGCTTCTTGTACTGCATTAATATGACTCCATACATTATGACCCATTTGGATCGCATAAGAAAAACTATCCCAAGATGTTTTTCCTTCTTTACCTATTTTGTTCAAGTCACCTTGTGCATACTTACAAATGTCTTGTGCAGTTAGTCCTGTTGTAATAGGCGAATCTTTAAAACTTGTATGCTTACCTTCTCTAACAAATGCTTGACTGAATGGTGTTGTGTCAGTTGCCAATGCTTTATCATCAATGCTTGGCACCATTCTATAAACCCATTTCTTACGATCTAATGTTTCAAGTTCGCAATAAATTTGTCCATTAGCAGTTGCTAAGAACGGACTTGCACAATCAAACGTAATCATAAAGTTTGGATTATGATACTTACGTACTGCTCTTTGTATATCTGTAAGCAGTGTTGCCCACTCTAATTTACTTGTACCTAAGAAGTGCATTACATCATGTACGCCTTTCTCAAGTAGTCCATCAAATCTAAGTGCAACAAGTCTTTTAAGAACAAGATGAATATCACACATATTCTGACCACCCATACTCCAACCATTAAAGTGTGTGCCTGGATACTTAACTGGATCACAGTAATCTTTCATTTGCTGATACCAATCTTCTGCGTCAGCATGATTTTCACCTTGCAATACATTTAAGAATTTACAAGCACCACTTCTATGTTTCATAAAGTAGTCATTGTTAATACGTGTAGCATTAACGGCATCTTGATAGTTGTCAATTCCAGTTGCTTTAGCACCTTCGGGAGACCGTGCTACCCAAGCCGGAATATCAAGTATCATGCCATAGTCCATATATGCGTCCATCCATCTAAGAACTTGTTCACGTTTCTTTTGTGCCTTAGGGCAATTAGGATTCTTCCAATCGCCTTCCCACACACCTTTACCAATCTGGAAACCACCTGAGTCACCTAACAACCAAGAAGTGTTACGATCTCTATCTCGTATCATATCTTCTTTAGGTGCGTCCTTGTTAATATCAAGTTCGGCGTGACCTGCGGAATACAAACTCCATTGATACTCAAACAACGACTTACTCGGATTAAGCCAGTTCATGCTCTCAACACCATTTGTAAAGTGTTTAGGTATACGATTATATTCTACGTACTCCTCACGTCTTTGCTTACCTACAAAGGTTGCAAAGAAGCCACTCAGTGCTGGCAAGAAAGTTGCGTAATCTTTTTGTGCAGTTGTTAAATTAGTATTCAATTAAATGTCCGTCCTTACAATATGTTTTCTAAGGGCTCTAACAAGTTCTTCGATCTTGTCTATTACAGAAATCATATCTCTGTCTGTAATATACTTTTGTTTCTCTCTCAACTTGTCATACTCCTTAAGTGGTATGGTTACTGTACTTTGTTCATTTTCAAATGTTTTGTCATCATCATTAATATCAACACTTGTCATAAAGTCCTTATTTTGTTTGAGCTGGAAGAATATAGTTATATTCTGCTAATCCAGAATCAACAGTTAATTGCATTGCACCTTGATCTGAAATACTCATTGTTACTTTGCCGTCCAAGTTCAAGATTGCTTGTACTTGTGCTACAGGCCATGCCCATGCATGTTTCAAACTACCTGTTACATCTGTTTGGAATACAAACGAACCTGCGTGTTGTGAAGCATCACCAAAACTAAACACAAGGTTAGTACCTTCTGTTCTTACTGTAAATACAGTTTCTTCTGCGTGTGCCATGCTCTGAAACTTCATTCTTTGAATTGAAGCCATGCTTGGTTCTACAACAACGTCCCACGATGCACCTTTAAACTTTACAGTTTTAAGTTTCTCATCAATGATTTGTTTATTCATAAACCTATAATCATTTTCAAAGTCACCTGCTTCGTTCTCAAAGTGAATATGAGTTGGAACAGTTTCACCATTGCGTTCTGCTTGTTCAACACTAACTTTTGCATTAGTTTGATACTCAGGACACTTAAGGTGTAATGCTAATTTGTCTAAGTTAGGCATACCAAATGTACCAGCAAATTCTGCCACTGGGTTTTTAGTCTGCGAACTTAAAATTACAGATCTATCTTCTGCCATCGATTCGATAGTAGTATCTGCTTCGCTCGTTACTTTTACAATGTTAAGAAATCCTAACGAATGTGTATGTGCAACGATATCTTGTAAAATGTCTTTCATGTTTTAGTCTCCTATTGTTACATTATATTTAGAAAATTCACTTTTGTCAAGTTCTTTTTCTTGGCATAGATAATCTATGACATCAATTCTTGGCTTCATGCCAATAGCAGTTAATTGATTTATATCTGCCTTATTGTCTTTTCTTTCACCTTCGCCGCCTTCTTGCATTGGTATATTATATACGCCATATGCGTCAAGCAGTTCTTGTAAGTGGTACGACTTACCAGTTCCTACGTCAATTACTCCTTTTATTTGTTTTTGAATAAACATTGTAATTGATCTACACACATCAGAAATGTGTATAAAATCTCTTGTATGATTATTAATGTACGTAACTTCCTTTCTTAAAAGTTTTGGAATAAACATTTTTGGTCTTGTTTGTGTTCCATATACAGTTGTAAATCTCATACCTAAACTATTCTCAGGAGCAATTTGTTCCAAAGTATATTTTGTAAGTGCATAAGGATTCCTATGTGGTTCCTTAGCCGTACTTGAACTTGCATAATATACAGGTACATCTTTGTAATGATCAAATAATCTTTTTGTTGCCATTACATTATTTTTCCAATACTCCATCGGGTTATCAAAACTTTCACGTACTCCACTCTTACCAGCCAAATGCACTACTGCATCAACTTCTGGTAAGTCACAGGTATTTAGGTCAGTTCCTAACTTTAAGTCTATAAAGTGTAACTTGTAGATTCCGGCCCAATACTTTTTAAGTTCAGACCCAATCATTCCTTCGCTACCTGTTAACAATATCTTCATTTCTTTTTTCTATCCATAATTTGTTTAGGCGTTAAACTGCCCGGATCAAGTTTTTGCAAACGGCAAGTAAATAATTTTTTTTCGCCTTTTGATGTTACAAGCACAGGTTGTCCATGCTCATCAAACTTAATGCTTTTAATTTTTGTAGACACATTACGAAATCTACCTACCTGTATTTCATCACCAACATTTATGTCTACTGTAAATTTTTTCATTTCTTAAACTCTTCCTTAATGTATCTTTGTAATTCGTGATCACCTACGTTTTCAGGAATACGTTTTTTATAAAATAATTCATAACTATCTGAGCCGTATTTGCCTATGCCAAATAATTTTGTAGCATCTTCTCTGTCCCAAGTTAAAAAATCTTCAGTCATTTTTCTAATTGTGTTTTCACGTCTATTATAAAACCCTAAACTCTTAATAACTTCTATTACAGTTTTCTTATCGCTTTTTAAATACCTTTGTGGAGTAGGCCATTTGTCAAAGAACTCCGGCAGTACTCTTTTAACTTGTATCCTACCTGTTTGGTTTAAACATATGACTCCTACAAAGTGTTGCCATAAGTTAGCAACCTGTTGTTGCACCATTAAATCAGGATCCATTATTTTCATTTATTCTTCCTCATAAAAAAATACATCATAACCTTTGCCACGTGTATCGCCACCTTGATTATCAAGTTCATGTTTGCCATATGTTACACGTTCTAATATTTCTTCGTCATTGGGCATTGTGCTTGAATGAAACTTAAATTTGTTGATATCAAATCTTTCGCCTCTCAAATGTAAAAAGCCATCATAGAACGTACCTTTCTCATGACTGATCATTTGTGCATAATGTCCTTTGGGAATATTATATCCGCTGTCATCTATATCATGTTCACAAGTTACATCATCAAAGAAATCGTAAAACTCTCCATCATAGTGTTCTTTTATAGTTTGTGCAGAATGTTCTGTACCTGATACTTCTTCAATCATTAGTTTACAATTACCAATGCTACCACCATACCAATGACTTTGTTCGTTAGGTGGTTCATGCCATTCACTGTGCGATTCATATTCTGGATCCCAAAGAAAGTCTGCTTCTTGGGGCATATCATGTTGCTGTCTAAAGTCTTCAGCACCACTCATATACTCTGAGGCAGAGATATCATTTTCATGATTATTTGCTTTCCACCAATCATGACACTTTTTTGTTATAGGACACCATGACATTTCTGCACCATAACCATAAAGTGATACACGAAAGTACCTATCAGGATTTTTAATATTCTCGATAAGTTCTTGTTTTTCTTCTGTAGTAGCCATTACCTTGCCTTTGTAATATTAAAATGCTTATAAGTTTGTTGTACACACTTTGCTTGATAATAACAGTCAGCAAGTGCATTGTGCAATTCTTCTTGTATTGCTTTACGAGGATCGCTTGGCATAAGTGCAAACAATGTTCTGCTATCTCTAATTTGCCAATAGTTCCATGGAGTAGGCTTGCCAATGTTTTTATACAAGTTTTGTAGTATTGCATAATCAAACAAAGGACCTTGACACCATAAGTAGTCAAGTCCTACACACCATTTGTTTAATTGCTTTGTTAGTGTTTCCATGTTTACTCTTTTATGGTCACCAAATGCTTCATCACGTATTTCAGGCTTTTGTTTGCTCCACCATGCAAGTGTATTGTCATCTATTGTACGTCCATACTTTTCACTTTGTTCTTCTATGTCAAGTCTTAGATACAAAGGTTGATGTGGTTCTGCATTAGTTGTAGGATCAAACTTAACTGCACCAAGTGTTATGATTACACTATCTGGTTCTACACCAAGTGTTTCTAAATCTATCATTCCATGTGTTGCCATTATTCTTCACCTCCAAAGTCAAACAAGTTGTTAAATGTATTCTTTTGTTTTGTACTTTCTAAGTCATAGTTTAGCGGACCAATCAAGTTACCCAACTTGTTATCAATGATTGTTTCTTCCATAGCATCACCATCGAATGGCAATTCTTTAAACCATTCTGGCAAGTGTAATTCATCTACAGGATATGCTACACTTGTATAACCCATTGGATTCTGTTTTAGTTTACAAACAATAACTTTCATACCGTCAACAATCTCTTGACTGTATTTGTCACTGTTCATACGTTTTAATGTGTTCCAGTTAATACTTGCTCGAACGTGTCCGGGCATATTTGCTTTGCCTTGTTTCTGTTCAAGTTTTTGATAATGTCCAATCTTATTTGCACGTTTCGGACTACCTTTTTCATGTCCTGGACGACTCTTAAAGTCTGTTCTAAATTCTGCAATGCTATCAAGTATTTCATCTTCTGTGCCTTTTTGTAATACTTTAAGCAGTACTTCGCTCAAGAAGTCTTGCATAAACACAGGAGTATCAGAACGTTTTAGATCAAGACCCATTGCTTTTACTTTGCCTGGCTTACCATCTACATCACGTCTTGTACCTTCATCATCATACACAAGAATTGCATAACGTTTCTTTGTAATAAACAATCCGCTTTCGCCAACAATCTCTCTACCTGCCGCGATAACATCTGATCTGCTCTTTGGACAATGGAAAGTATCTAACATAAACTTACCAAATGATTTGTTTGCTTCATCACAAACTTGTTCATATAGTTGTACTACACTTTCTTTAGTCCAAGGAATACTACCTTTTTCTATTTCATCTTTTAGTATTGGATATGCACTAAAGTACACAGAGTCTGTGTCTCCGTAAATTATACTCTTACCTACGTAATTGTATTCACCTGTAATAACTTTGTTTACTTCTGCACTCATGTGCTTAACAATTTGTCTACCAGTTAGTGTTGTACTTTGACCAATACGTCCATCAAAGAATCTACAACCAGGATTAAGAATAGCACCATACAAACTATTTAGGTTAATCTTCTTAACAAGTTGTCGCTTATCCCAAAACTCTATTTCTGCTTTGTTTTCTGCGGCCAATGCCTTCTTCTTCATAGCCTGCATTTCTTTACGTTCACTGTACCAACGTTTTAGTAGTCCAGGAATAACACCTTCAAATTCTGTTGTAAAGATTGTACCGTTAGCACTGATCATCCACGGTTTGTTGCTATTGAAAATAACATCATGTATTTGTGCACCACTCATTACATCTGACTCACCATTCTCCCAGTCAACTGTAATACTGATGTCTCTACGTTTTTCCATGACAGCATCAAACTCAATAGTACCGAATCTACCTTCCCATGCCGCGGCAAAACTCTTTTTCTTTAGGCCCATTTGTTCACCAACATATTTGTTAGTGTGTTCAGGACGAAGTTGTCCTACAACAGTTGCAGGATCCATATTCAAACTTCTAATAACAGATGGATACAGTGAATTCAAATCCATTGATCCAATCCATTCATGTACGCCTACTTTAGGATATGCAACATAGGCACCCGCCGCTGGTTCTGATCCAGGCTCACGTTTTATTCTATTAGGAACTTGTTGTCCACGTCTATGTGCTTCGTTGATAATTGCTTGTTCTGTAACTGCGACAGCACCCATAGTGGTCTGTAGCAAAACAGTATTTGCATGAGCAAGTTCGTTACTAAGATCAATGAACCTTAGTTTTTTGTCCAACTTGTCCAGTAGTGCAACGTCTTGTCTGTTGTACTCAATGAACGTTCTGAAGTCATTGTTATAAAGGGCGTCAAGTGTACCTTCATACACAGTTTTCTTTTCGCCAACTTCCATTTCACCAATGGCATCAAGTCTGTAAGTGTGTCTTTCTTCATACGTATATTTACGATATAATTCCAAACTATCTAAATGCACTCTACCTATTAGGTCATAGGTTTCTTGTTGCCTACCAAACTTTTCATATTCTCTTTTCTTAGGAAATTGATCAAACAAACAAAAACGTCTTGTGTCATCTTTGCTTAATACTTTTGCTACACGGTTAACAGTATATGGAATATCATAACCTTCACTGTTCCAACCTGTAATAATATCACTGTCTTGTATTAGATCAAGGAATGTTTTTAACATATCTCTTTCATCTGCAAACAAGTGTGTGTTAGGGAATTCTTTACATTGTTCTTGTGCTTGTTCCATTGTAAGTGACTTAGGCGGTACTGCAAGTGTTACAAGTGTATCAAGCCACTGTAGGTGTACGGAAATAGCAGTAATAGGCATAAACGGATCACTTGGATCAGCAAAGCCTCTCTCTGGATCATAGTCTGTCTCAATATCAAAAAATGCTACGTTTAGTTTAGGAGCATCTTGATTAAGATAGTTTTCACTCAAACATTGGAAAATAGGATTAATATCGCTCTCAAACAATTTCTTGTTTTTATTAATTGCTTGTTCTTTACGAAAGTCTTTTGTATTCTTGGATACGATTCTACTTAATGGATCACCGTAAATACTTCTGTACTTACCTTTTTGATCTTCATAATAGAAAGTATATTTTACAGGGTATTCAGCAAACTGACGTTTGCCGTCTTTTCGTTCTACAACACGAATAATATCTGCGTTGCGATCAAAGTGTGCGTCTACATAACTCATTCATTCTCCTCTTGTCCTTTGCGGCGGACATATACCAATTGTTTCGTTTATTGGCCGAAAAAACCATCTTGTATAAGACCTGCAATATATATTATTGTAAGTCCTGCGTTTAAAATAATCAACGACTTTTCTTTCCAAAGTACTCCAACGATTACCCAAATACCATTTGCAACGGTAAATGCGTAACTATACCAAGGATACATATTGAAAGCGGCCATTGTAGCGGCTATCAATAATACTGTTGTCCCTGTCCATGCTAACCATTGATATGGTTTAACCTGTATATCGTTTGTTTCTAAAGTACTCATCTGCGTTTTGTGCCTTGTCATCTATCCAAATATCGTAGTGTGGTTTGTGGAATCTAACACTTGTATATTCTACTCCCCACTCTTCTAATTGCCTAACTGTAAACTGTGACCAATCTTTGTGCGAGTTTGCACCCCGAGCAGTCCAATAGTGTACCTCATTGCCTTGTGCCAAAAGTTCATTAAAATACTTAATTCGCTCTTTATTGGGAACACTATTTTCATAATTACTGCTAACAGTATAACATATAGTCCCGTCGATGTCAACCATATATTTCAATATTTTGACTCCTTAGGTTCTTCAAAAAAGTGTTTATCACCCATTGCTTCTCGTATCTTTCTGAATATCATATTGTGCGGATATGTTTTATAATAATCCGTTTGGTATAGTTTTTCGCTTGCCTTTTTAGTTTCTGTAATCTTTTGTATAATGAATAGCCTAATTGTTGGATCGTTTAGTTCATTTTTATAATGATCATAATTATATTCAATAAACAACAGATCCCTGTCTATAAAATATTGTGTTTTACACAAACCAATTAAATCTTGGCCTTCATTTCTATCTTGAACGCCATGTAATACAATTAACAATCCGTGTAAGTTATCTTCATAAGGAAAGTTAATCATGTGTTTCATGATATCCATATATTGGTCTGTGTGAATTACTGGTACTTTCGAACTGTATGCCCAAGGGCATCTTGCTACTGAGCCATCTGTTGGCTGAGATAATTCTTTAAGGTGTATCTCTAACCAATCATCAATTCGTTTTTTATCTTCTTCTAATACCATTAGTACCAACCTGCGGCTACTCCGTATCCAAAGACATTAACACATACGAACCAACCTGTTATTAACATTACCCAAGCGGCACCTCTACGATAAGATGCGTAACATTGTGTTGTACTACCAACAAAAAATGCAGGGTAAACTAATAGCATATTAGGTTCTTTGGCTGTTATTGCCAGTGTCATACTTGCACCGACTGTAAAAATAAAACTGACAAGTTCAAATGCAAATGCAATCTTATCAGATTTATAACTGTTAATCCAAAAGTCTTTTATTTTTTGCACTACTTGTCTTTTCCGACTGTGACAACAAGTGTTTCAAGATCATCAAATTCATCAGCAACTTTATGCCAATCTTGTTTGTGTGCAATCTTAATTGCCTTGTTGATCAGTGCAGGCTTAATGTCTAATTCTTGAGCAACTGCTTTTACAGTTTCTCTTAGACCTTCTTGTAAGTCTTCAACTTCTCTAAGAACAGTAGCACCTTCATTTACCAATCTTTCAAGTTTGGCTTTTTCGTCACCACCGTAAGTTCTGTCTGACATAAATCATCTCCTAAGTTTAAATTTGTGTTTATATTATATATTCGTTAGATACAGAAGTCAACTGTTAATGTGACTACGTATCCAAAGTTTCGTCTTTTGATTTGTATGCCCAATCGTCAGTGTGTCCTACTGACCATTTTGGTGTGTTTTCAACTGTGTAGTTTTGAGTACACACTTTGAAGTCTGGTGTTAGTCTGTTTGGATTTACAAGGCTTTGGTCTGTGAATACAGTTCTATTATTTGGTTGTGCGGCGAACTGTCCGTTGTCTAATTTAATAACATTAAACGTTTTATGCTCTGGGTCGTGTTCGCTAAAATTAACATCAAGTGTTGAGTGTTGTGCATGACAAGTATCAAGTGTAAACATATATTCGCCTTTGTGCATCTTTCTGTCCTTGCCAAAAAACTCACAATCGCATAGTAAAGGTTTTTTAATTAGTGTAATATCGTAATCAAAGCAATCCCATATCTGTAATGTGTCTAAAGGAAGTTGATCTTTTGGATCGAAATCTTCTTTCCACACAAATGCTGAGATAGGAAGTTTGTCATACAATGCTCCATACTCTGTTAGCAGTGTTTCAAAATATAATGCTTTGGATTGAATGCTTCTTATTGAGATCCATACACCTGGAGTAAGTTCTCCGTGGCCCTTCTGGTGATCATATAGATACTCTTTTTTAACATATACTTCTACAGGTGGTAGGTTATGTACTAAGAAAGCCATATGGATCCTCTGTTAAATTTGTTACTGAGTATTTATGTGAAAGTGTTAGAGTGGAAGGTAGTTAAGTGAACTACATCTTAACGCAGTTGTCCACAGTCTTGCCGCCCTTTTTCTTTGTACCCATACGTTTATAGCCTTTCCAACATGCTTTGCCGTCAACGCCTTTTTGCTTTTCGTATACATACTCGGACTTCTCTGCTTCTAATTTATCTGCTAAAGATTCTTTGTAAGAAGTTTCAGTTTTCTTTTTCTTGCTACCACGATCATGATTATATTTTTCAGTAGTTTGAACATCTTCTTTTTTCTTCTTGCTACCGCGATCGTGATTGTATTTTTCTGCAACTTGAACTTCGTCGAATTTTTGCTCGTAGTCCATATGGTGATAAACTGAACTCATATAGTCTGCGGCTTTAGTAATTTTTGATTGCACCCAACCTTCAAGACCTTCACGCTCTTCAACGCCTTTAAGCATCTCATGCATCTTGATTGCGTACTTGGCAACTTTGTACAGTTCTGCACGTGCCATTTGTACTTCGTGATCTGACTCAGCCTTGTATGCTAAATCTGCTAATCCTTCTTTAAGTTGTTTTGCTTTCATAATAGTATTTACCTTTTAACTGTTGCTCCGCCCATCAAATTATCTTTGATATCAAGAGCGTTCTCTGCTGTACCGTCTGCCTTTTTCTTTTGTGGTGCTTTAGGTAATCCTTTGCTATCTTTAGGTCTTTGACCTTTTGCTTGAGCAGGGTTGGCTACTGATGCAATATTACCAGCGGAAGTTGCTCCTGCTGTTGCAAATTCGTTAATACCTGCAAGTTTTTTAAGTTCTTGTGAATATGCTGTTTGTGGAGTAACTGCTTTGGAAACTATACCTGCAAGTTGCTTAATAGCATCTACTTCAGCATCTTCCTTGTATCCTTTTTCTTTTCCTTCTTTATCTAACTCGTACTTCTTTTTCATTAACTCTTTTTTAAGTTCGTCGTCTTTGTGCGTGTTAGGATCCATTTGAATATCTTGTAGTGCTTTTTTCTTTTCTTGATAATCATCTTTATTTTTAGCCATATCCTCTTGTGCAACATCTTCTGTAGCACCTTTTTCTGCTTGTTTAACAAGCATCATAAATTTTTGTCTTAGTTGTTGATTACTTAAGATAGTAGTTAACTGTTTTGCAAATGGAGCAATCTGTTTAGAAAGTGCACCTGTCATTGCGCCACCTGATGCAAGTTTATCTAAACCCTTTGCCATCATTGCGCCTGATCCGCCTTTTGCTCCCATAGCGTTTGCCGCCATCTTAGAACCTTGGGCCGCTTTAGATTGTTTCTTCATATCTATCTTTGCCCCAGAACTTGTTGGTACTCCTGCTGGAGGAGTTGCCGCTTGTTTAACAGCACCAGCCGCCTTTGTTGCAGGCTCTTGCTGTTGTGCTAAAGGGTTCTCAGTTACTATTTTTGATTCTGTAATTTCTCTCAGTTTCATACTACTATTTACCTTTTTTCTTTCGTCCACCCTTCATGTTGGCGCACCAATGATACATTTTAGCCTTCTCTCCAGATGCGTTTTTAGCCTTCTTACGCAATGATGTTACACTACCATTGCAACTTGCACCCGCTTTTTTAACCCTTCCAGGCCTACTTTTGCCCTTCTTTTTGCCATCAGCAAAATTTTCAACTATTTCTAATACTCTCATCTTTTGATTAAACTTTTATCTTTTTTCTTTAAAAATGCTTTGTCTGGACTATTCTTTTTAATAAAGTCGTTTGCTTGTACTTCAACACCAGCAAGTCTGGCATTTATTGCATCAATTTTTGGTTCAAGTTCTTTAAATTTTTTTAGTACTGTTTTAAGTTTATCGTTTTGTTCATCATCTACTTTATCGTTATCTTGATCAGTATCAACAACTGATTTAAGTAATGCATCTAAAGGATCACTTGCATGTGGATACTTTGCTCTTAGATCTGCTAACGCCTGCATTGTTTCAGGATCAAAACCCTTAATTACTTCTCCCTCGTCATCTTTACCCTTGCTTAATCTTTTTTCATGTAAGTTTTGTACATAGTCGTCAAGCATAACAACACGAGCCATTTCTTTACCTTGTGTAGCAAGAGCATCATATCTATGATGTCCATTTACTATTCTGCCTCTACGATCTACTACGATTGGTTCGTATGTATCTTCACGTACTTTTTTGTATTGTTTTGTAAGTTTAATGAAATCTCTTTCCTTTTGTACAGGCTTCATGTTTGATAACTTCATCATACCTTTTTTACCATCTACATCTTTGCCTTTAATTTGCGGAGGTGCTTCTCCATCTGTAGGCTCAGGGTCAAAATTATGATCTTGATATCCACTTACGTCACCAACTTTATAACCTAAACGTTTTAAGTTTTTAATCATATGTTTTGCTTCATCTGCTCCACCAAAGAAGTTTAACATAATATCTTGATCGCCCATATTAGCATCATCTGGATTTGTAGTTTTTATGTTAGCCATGTTACGACCTAACTTCATAAAGTCATAGTCTGTTGCATCACTATCTACTGATACACTGTTCTTTGGTAACGGAATAAGATCACCTTCGTTTGTATCTTTGTCTAAATTCTTTTTTAATTTGTCTATTGGACTTTGTGGTATGTCAGCATCTGGATTGTTAGGCAAAGTAATGTCAACTTGTATACCTAAGTTGTTAAACAATCCTTTTGCATTGTTAACACTTGTTAATGCTTTTTGCATAAGTTGTTGTTCATCTTTAGCACGTTTTTCATAGAAGTCAATAAACTTACGTGCCTGCTTTG